TCTAAACCATACATCATATCCCACTCCCTTCTAATTTCTAAGCTCTGAACAAATTGAGTTCCGTTACCATTCATGGCCTGAATAACAGCATCTCCTACTGCATACCACAAACGGACAATATTTTTATTTGCATCCCTCCAACGAACTTTAATATCTGTTAATTCATCACTTGAGAGCCCCATTCTGTCAGCTCCCATTGCTATTAATGCTGATTCTCCTCCTTGATATCCAAGAGCTAATGTTGCAACTTTTCCTCTTTGTCGTAAGCTGTACTCAGGGTTTCCTTTTTTAATCTTGTCAATAGGTACGTTGAACATTTGGCTTGCTGTAGCTTCATAGATTTTTCCGTGAGTAGCAAATACTTCATTTACCCACTCTTCCCCAGCAAGCCATGCAATCACTCTTGCCTCAATTGCACTAAAGTCACTTATTATAAACTTATCTTTACTAGTTATAAAAGCTGTTCTTACTAACTGACTTAAGATATCCGGAACGTTGCCATATAAGAGCTTAAGCCCTTCAAAGTTTCCATTTTTTGCAAGATCTCTAGCATCATCTAATGTGTTGATATAGTTTCTAGGTAAGTTTTGAACTTGAACTAATCTACCAGCCCAGCGGCCAGTCCTATTAGCTCCGTAAAACTGTAGTAACCCTCTTACTCTATCATCTTTACACATTGCGTTTTCCATAGCTGCATATTTACTAACACTAGTTTTTCCTAACTGCTGCCTTATCTCTAGAACTCTTTTAACTTTTAATGGTAAATTATCTCTAGATAAAAGGTCTGATATATCATCTTTTGTAAGTCCTGGTAAATCTTCATCTAGTTGACTTTCTACCCAGCTTTTCAACTGAGTAATACTATTAGGATTATCAAGTCCTGTTATCTTCTGAGCCTCATCAGTTAATTTCTCAGTACTTTCAGCATCGATTCTCAGAACTGAATCAACTAACAATTTATCAACTTTAACTCCGTTAGCATTCATCAGGATATCCATTTCCCACAGCTTCTGTTCTTTTGCAGGAACTTCAAAGGCTTTTATATATTGATAAATTGTATATTCAGCCTCCACATCTTGCATATTATATTCACAGTAAAGCTTCCATTTATCTAAGTCATGATGTGGGTCATTCCAAGTTCTACCACCATTAGATTTAGTTGGTTTACAAGGAACTGAAAAATATTGAATTAATCTATTTCCTGTTGTTAGTTTCTTCTTATCTTCTGATATCCCTATCGCTTTACCAGTCATTCCTAATCCAGCAGGTAAGCCTAAATATGTTGCGTGAAACATTGTACATCTCCATTGAGTTATACTCGTTGTATATCCAGCCTGATTAAGGCAATACCACTCAAACGCTGCGTTGTAAGCATGCTTAATGCAATTCTGATTATTTAGTAATTCTAGGATATTATCAGGGATTTTTTCTCCTTGTTTCAAATCAACTATTTTAGTTGGGTCATCGTTTAGTTTGTAAGAAAATAGCAAAATCTCAAAATCTTCAGATTGAGCATATTTATAAGCTCCACTTTTAGAAATGTTAACACTACTACGTGTTTCAATATCTATATTTAAATGTTGCATAATTTCCTCCTAAAATCATAAGGGGGATAAACCCCCGATACTTTTATTAAAGTGGTAATCCAGTAATAGGATCTACACCAAAAGTATTTTGATTTTGTTGAGGTTGTTGCGGGTTAGGGAACGGATTAGGGTTAGCTGCACCTCCTAAAGCTGTAAATAATTTGTCAGCTGCTACAGGTGCACCTCCTAATACTTCCCCGTCTCTTACTTTTTGAATGTGAGTTAAACCAAACCCTACACCTTTTTTACCTGTGTGCATATAAGGGAAAACATTAATTGCTACGTTTGCATAAACTCCTGAATATATTTGAGACTGGTCTAATATCGGTTGAACATTTTGGTCAACTATTTGGGGTTGTCTATCAGCGTTTGAACTAGCTGTAAATATCCAGCAACCTTTACACTCGTCCCCAAAAGGTGTGCCATCTTGTTTAACTCCATCCCCATCATGAATAGGATTAGCTACTACAGGAGGCATTACTCCGTTCCATTTTTCATTTAATCCTTTTTGGGCAGCTGCTTGAATGGCTGCATCTAATCTTTGCTTACTTGCTAAATCGCTTTTTGGTAATAAAATTGTTGTGCTGTATTTAGCCGGTAAATCCGGATTATTTGAATAAGGTTTAAATACATTTACATAACTTAATCTCACGTTTTGTACTACTGCTGTTGTTTCTGTTGTCATAATTTTAAAATCTCCTTTAATATATATTAATTTAATGGTTTAAAAATGCTTGTTGCATTTACTGTATTTGTTATTGCTGGTCTTTTGTCATTCTCAAAAACTAAAGTAGGTTTACCCTCACTAGTAACGACCATATCTCCTACTAAAGTTGTAAACTGTTGTTTACCTAATGCTTTTTCTAATTTAGCTAAGGTTAACGGAACTTTGTCGTATATTATTGCTTCATCTATCCCCCCTTCTATTAATTTATTAATTGCCTCATCTTGATTAGTCCAAGAGCGTGAAGTTCTTCCGGCCACCGCCTTAAGTCCTTTTACATCTTCTCCTTTAAGGCACATATCCAAAGCATAAGCTTTTAAATCAGCCACCCATTTAGCAATATCTTCTCCTCTTGAGATGTATTCATATAATTTATCTTTAGGGATCTCATTAGGTTTTAACTTTATTTCAGATTCTAATGATAAATTATTCTCAGCTCTTGCGGTGCAAATATCACGGGCCTTACAGAACTTACAAGCCTTAGCTGATGGAACTAATTCCCCGTTACCTCCTAATGCTTTTTCAGCTTGAACTTTGAAATAATCCCCCCACAATAACAATTCTGTTAGAGATATTTCCCTGGTAGAAAAATTATTAATTCTAGGTTGTACAATATTCAGTTCAATTTTATCTAGGTTATAAATTAGATTAAAAGCATCATAAGCACCTAATGCATATAAGATTAGCTGTTCATTTTGTTCAGAAGAAACGGGAACGCCTTTACCATATTTCAAGTCAATGATTGATAGTGTAGAACCGTGAATTAAAATACAGTCACAAGTCCCAAATCCTCCATCTACCCATCTAGAAAAATCAACTCTTTTCTCAATCTCAATATATGGATTAGATGAAAAGCTCAATGCTTTTTCTTTTATAAAATCTACATAAGTATCTGTGAAAGAATCCATCTCAGCTTGGTAAAGCTCGTTTTCTTTCAATTTCTTAATGGCTGCGTTTAGCTTTCTTTTGCCAAACCCTTTAGGGTCTAAATAGTGCTTGAGCTTTAACTCGCTCATCTCATGGGCCAATGTCCCTTCTTGTGCATATACAGATTCTTTATCAGGAATTCCGTCCTCCATCTGTACACTACCAGGACAAGTGGCCCACCTACTAGCACCACTAGCACTAAGCTTTGCATGAGCCCTTTCTTTGTGATTAATATCAGTCATTAAATATCAGCTCCTAATTCTCTTAATTTAAGTGCAAATGCTCCAAAATTATCTTGAGAAAGATGTGCTAATGATATTGCATTGAATTGCTGTAACAACGCTTGTAATTGAGCGATTTTGCCTCCTTGCACTAGAGCAGCTGAAGCACGTTGAATATCTTCTAATGTGTAAGTTTTTTCGCTAACTGGTACTGCGGGTGTTGTAGGTGCTACAGGTGTAACTGTTTGTGTTGGTGCTGTAGGTTCTACTGGTGTAACTGGTGCTACAGGTTCTACTGGTGTAATTGGATGAACAATATCCGGGGTTACAACTTGAGGAATTCCTGCATAAGATCCTTTTCCTAATTTAGTAAGGACATCTTCCAATAAAACTACATCATCTTTACTTGCTATAATCACATTTACATTTACGTTTAAATCCATTTTCCTAATCTCCTTTAATACTTTCATTTTTTATGTCTTCCCACTCAAAGACTTTATTATCTAATATATCCATTGCTTCTCTCAGCCTTCTTCTTTCTAAACTATCAAATTCAAACAAGCCTAAGCATTCATCAATTTTATTAGATGTAAATCTTAATTCTTTTAATTTATCTGTTAGCCTCGTGTTTGCCATTACGTCTATCCTCTTTTTCTTTAATAAAATCTTCTAACATTTTTAATCCATTTAGATGAATTACTTTAATATTCTTATCTTTAATTAGATCCATCTCCTGGTCATTTAGAAGGCTGTGCAGCTTATCAAATGGGCTGAAATCTTCTTCTTGATGATTAGTTTCTTCCGAACGTTTCTCACTAGCTTTTACCCCTTCTATATCGTTCAACCAAAATTCACAATATCTAATTATTTTATTGATGTCATCTTTTGGGTTATCGTGCTTTCTATTAGCTCTTATTCCATATTTCAGAATGTTAGCTTGGCACACACTGCCAAAATCTTCTACTACTTCCTGAATTAAATCTATTGTTTCAAAATTTCCAAATTTATAATGATTTGGGTTAATATTATCTTTTGCCACTTGCAATTTCTCCTTTTTTATGTTATTTTATAGTTGAAAATTTAATTAAGTAGTCGTTGTTTTAAACGGCTATTTTTTATTTAATATCCCTCTTTTTGGCGTTGGATATTTACCATTGATTTTTTCTTATAAGCTTCAAACAGCTCATCTAATGAGTAATAAAGCATTGCTATATCAAGAATTAGCTCTAATGCAAATTCAGAAGTTTGTATATAAACTGTATTACCAACTCTTTTATTGAAAAGATATCCTGTTTCAATCTCATTTAACATTGCTTTTTTGTGAGCTCTATTAGATATTCTTTTCAGAATGAATCTACATCTCTCTATGCTATAAACATGTCTATCATCATTAAGAAGAGATAATGTAAATGCTAAGCAATCAGCTAGTTCATCTAGTTGTTTTTCTCTAGAAGTTTTATTTATCTTCCAATCTTTAAAAAGTCCTATCGCGTTGTACCACTCATGGAATTCCTCACACAGAGCCGTTTCTATATGCTGCCTATCCCATATCTTCATATGGCTATCAACTTTTCTTTGCAATTCCTGAAGCTCAGTTAATGTTTTATGCAATTCAAATTTATTCATGTCAACCTCCTATTCAAAATATTTTTTACCGAACTCTTTATCAAATAAGAATTGAATTATTGCTATTAATCCGGTTGCTAACCCGCCTATTAATTGCCAATCTACATTTGTTAATGTCAAGAAGCAAATACTCACAACGGCCACAGTCCAGTAAATAACGTTTAATTTATCTTTCTTAATTTTTCTTTTAAGCATTTTGTCGTTCCTTCTCTCTATTTTTTTGATTTATATAGTTATAAATTCTAACTTTATTAAAAGTCTTATTTGTTGTTAAAGTCCCCTGGATGAAAAGATAAGAATCTTCAAGCCCTTCAATCTCTTTAATGAATTTATTAAACTTATCTTTTGATTTATCCATTTCTAGAAATTTCCGTAAGTCATTTCTTTTAACCCAGTGGGACGGATTTTTTACCTTATCTAAATAAGCATTGTAAGGCTCTTGCATTTAATCACTCCTTTTTAAATTAAGTTAAACTTAAGCACTATTTTAAAAAAATAAGTTGATTTGTATCAACATTCAAGATTTTACATAATTTCTCAAATTCTCCTAATTTTATATCTTTGCCGTCTCCTTTCTCCCATTTAATCATTGTGGTTTCACTAATTCTCATTAGTGCCGCCAACTCTTTTTGAGTTAATCCTGCGTTAACTCTAGCTGCTTTTAACGTGAGTTTTAATGTCAATTTGCACCCTCCTTTCTTAACTTCTGACTATATTATACACTTAAGTTAAACTTAAGTCAATAGTTTTTTTAAATAAAACTTAATTTTTTTTAAGTTTTACTTGATTTTTTTTAAGTATTACTTTATAATAAAGGTCAGAAAGGGGTTATCAAAATGAATAATAATATAGAAGAAACTTTCAGAACAAACCTAAAAAAATACTTGAAAGAGAAAAAGAAAACACAAAAAGATCTTGCTGAATATTTAGAAGTAAGCCCTGCTATTGTATCTTATTATATTAAAGGTATAAATACACCAAGAATGGATAAAATAGATAAAATTAGTGAGTTCTTTGGTATTGAAAGAAGTGATTTAATAGGTCACAATCTTGATTTAAACAAAACAGATAATCAAAATGAAAATATAGACATTTCAAATATGGTTAATGATTTAATGGAAAATTTAAATAGTACTCAAACCCTAATGTATAAAGGAGAGCCAATGGATGAAGTAACAAAGGAGTTAGTTCGTGCCTCTATAGAGCAAGCTGCACGTATTGCACTAGCACGACATAAAGAATCTAAAATTGACAATTAAAGAGACTTATAACTCTCTTGTAAAAGAATTCGGAACAAACAATCCATTGAAAATTATAAAAGAATTAGGTATTATTGTACAATTTTCAGACTTAGGGGAAAATAAAGGTCTGTACCATACTTTAGAAATAGAAGAAAACACATATCACTGCATACACATTAACAATAAACTATCTTCTAAAGAACAGAAATATACTTTAGCTCATGAATTAGGCCACTACATTCTACACAAAGGATCTAACGTCCACTTTTTAAGGCGTGTTACATCAACGCCGTTATCAAGGCAAGAAATAGAAGCTGACTTATTCGCAAGTTATTTTATTGTATCTGATGAAGAAATAAGGGAAATTAATAATCTAACTCACGTATCAGAAGCTTATAAGCTAGACTATAGCATATGTGAAAAGAGATTAGAATATTTAGAGTAGATATTAATTAAGGAGAATAAATATTATGTTTTTTAAAAAAGATCCTGAAAAAGAAAGACTTAAACAGGAACGTAAGCAAAAAGAATTAGAATTAAAAGAGAAAAAAAGACAAGAGTTTGAATTAGCTAAACTCAAAGATAAAGAGGCTACCAAAGAGAACTTAAGAAGAAGAAAAGAGTTTAAAAAAACAAAATCATTTATTTATATAACATTTGATGAGATTTCTGAGATGTTTAAATTAAGTAATGATTTTTTTAGAGTATTTAAATTCGATGAGTTAGTTGATTATAAACTTATTGAGGATGGTGCCAAAGTAGCTCAAGGAGGTGTATCAGTCGGAAGAGTTGCAGCAGGAGGTTTATTATTAGGCCCTACAGGAATGTTAATCGGAGGCCTAACAGGTAAGAAAAAACTTGAAAATCAAGTTACTGAATTAAAAATAGAAATTACAGTAACTGGTAATAATGAGGGAACTTACTCTATTAATTTAATCGATAAACCTGTTAAAAAAGATAGCTTGACTTACAAAGGAAGTGTGGGAACAGCTAAAAGTATTATAGAATTCTTCGATAAAATTTCAAACGTTGAATAGGGTTTTTCGTGTTGTTTTCGTGTTGATTTAAATATATAAAACCTCATAAAGCCTATTATAAAAGCTTTTTTTTCGCGTGAATTTCGTGTTGATAATTTACAAATAAAAAAACTCACGCCCCCGCCAAGAGTTGTGAGTTTAAAGGATGTGTAAGATATACACAAATGCTTAATATAAATAGTATATCATACACATCTTATCTAATCAAGAAAGGATGTGTATTTTATGTATAGAGAAATAACTCATAATGGAAAATACAGGTATATTCAATCGTATAAAGACCTCAACGGGAAAACCCGTCGAGTATCAGTTGTTAAAAATAATAAAACTAGAGCTACTGAGAAAGAGGCTTATGATGAATTACAAGAAAAGATAGAAAAACTATTAAATCCTGAAGTTATTAACAAGCCTTTAGGATTTTATAAAGAAAAATTCCTGGAATTCAAAAAAGCTACGTTAACTCATCATTCATATTTAATTTATAAATCTTACTTACAAAAATTAGATGATAATGAAATGCTAGAAAACATTACTAAAATCAAATATGAGAAGATGATAATTGAATACAGGAGCTGTTACTCTCCGGAGGCCATTAAGTTCATAGTAAGGTTATTTAACAACCTGTTTAAGTTTATTAAAAAATACTATGTAAAAAGCTTTGATGTTACTTTAGAATTTAAATTGACTAAAGAAGAAAAAGCTGAAAAAATACAAAAAATAAAATATCTAGAAAAAGATGAGATCCCTAATATTTTAGCAAAAATAGAAAACAACACTGTAAGAAATGTAGCTATAGTTCAGCTACACACGGGATTAAGAATTGGAGAAGTATTAGCACTAACTCCTAAAGATGTTGATTTTGATAATAAAACAATATCCGTTAATAAAACTAAATTACAGAATGGAAAATTATCAGCTCCAAAAACTTTAACTAGTATCAGAACTATAGAAGTATCAGATTATGTGTTAAGTATCATTCACGACTTTATTTCAAGTGATGAATTTATATTCCAGGTTCACTACAACACAATAATTAACCATTTAACCTTACAAAATATAACCTCTCATATGTTTAGACATACTCATGTAGCGTTACTTATTGAGGCAGGAGTGCCAATCAAGGTTATATCTGAACGGTTAGGACATTCTGACACTAGTATAACACTTAGTATATATACACATGTTACTGCCAATATGAAGGTAGATTTACAGAACAAATTAGAAAAAGCTTTCCCTATTTTTTCCCCATAAGTAAAATAAAATAAAAATAAACGCTGTTAACTCAATGATTAGCAGCGTTTTATATTTAACTATGTAATTATAT